CATGTAGCAAAAACCGTACCTGTTCCGGCAGACTCTACTTTGGTTCTTGATAAACCTATAGATTTAGAACCTACTGGGGATATACACATGACCGCAAGTGCTAATAGCGATCTTGAGGTTGTTTTGGGGATACTTGAAATTACATGAGTTATTTAGGTAAATACGAGCAGAGAGCCACGAATATAAAGAGGTTTGATGTAACCTCTTCTACTTCCGCTACTCATACCCTTACTTGGATTCCCGCAAATGAGGAATCCCTGTTTGTCACCATTAATGGTGTAAAGCAACAGGAGGATGCCTATAGTGTATCTGGTGCCATCCTTACGTTGACTGATGCTCTGGTATCCTCAGATAAAATGGAAGTAATCGGGATACAGGATGTAGGGGTAGGAATGGTTCCTGCTGATGGGGTTGTAAAGAATATCCATATAAATGATTCTGCTGCGATAGCGCAGAGTAAGTTGGCTACATTAGCAATAGATACAGCAGAACTTGCTGACGATGCTGTAACTGCTGATAAACTCGCTAACTCAATCAATACTGAGATTTCAGCCAACACCGCTAAAGTAACCAACGCCACACATACAGGCGATGTTACAGGTGCAACAGCCCTCACCATTGCTGTTGATGCGGTAGATATTGCTATGCTTAGTGCAACAGGTTCAGCCTCATCCAGTACATTTCTAAGAGGGGATAATGCTTGGGCTGCTGCTGGCGGCGGTAAGGTTTTACAAGTGCTTCAAGCAACTAAAACTGATACACAAACTACAACCACTGCTGGTTGGGTGGATGTTACTGGATTATCAATTGCGATTACACCGGCGGCAACATCGTCTAAAATATTGGTAACATCGACTGTCCTATGTATTGGTACAGTTGGAGCGGCTGGTGCTTGGACAAACATTGTTAGAGATAGTACAGAAATTGCTATTGCTACTTCAGTGTCCAGCAGGATAGCGGCAAGCGCGATGGGGTATGCGCCAGATGGAGGAGATACCAGACACCATTCAACAGTTTGGTTAGATTCCCCTTCGACAACAAGCGAAACTACATACAAAGTACAATTTAGTGCTAATGGAACCTATACGGCGTACATTAATAGAAGTGCGGCGGATACGGATAATTCTAGTTACGCTAGGGGTGTAAGTACAATAACAGTAATGGAGATAGGTGTATGACCGATATTACTAGTTCAATTTTAGCACTAGACTCCAATGCTGAAGTTTCTGTAAATGCAGAAGATGTAAACCAAATTACTTGGCACGATGGTAATCCGAATAACATTACTGTTACTCAGATTCAAACGAAACAAGCAGAATTACAAGTAGCATATGACGCACAAGAATATGCTCGTAATCGCCAAGCAGAATACCCCTCAATAAACGACCTAATCGTAGCCCTATGGGAAAACGTAGTAGAAGAAAGAGCCGCCTCAGTTATATCGCTTGAGGCAACCCGCCAAGAAATCAAAGCAAAGTATCCTAAATAATGGCTAGAACAACTATAAGAACTGAAGACATTAATGCTAGTGCAGCAATAGGTGCAACAAAGATTGCTGATGGTTCGGTGACGAGTACAGAATTCCAATATATAAATTCGTTAAGTTCTAATGCTCAAACTCAGGTTACAAATACTGTAACAGTAGCCAATGCTGCTCTCCCTAAAGCAGGCGGAACGATGAGTGGGGAAACCATTTTCGCAGATGAACTTGTAACCAGACCGGAGTTAAAAGATTATTCCGAGACATACAACGCTTCAACAGGAACTGGCACTGTTGATCTTGATCTCTCTACAGGGAATGTGTTTCAGCACACAGCCTCTGGGGGAAATGTTACCTTCACATTTAGTAGCCCCCCCGCATCTGGTAAGGGTGGTTCATTCACTTTGAAATGGGTACAAGACGCTTCTGATAGGACGATTACTTGGCCCGGTACAGTTGACTGGGCTGGTGGCTCTGCTCCTGATGTGACTAGTGGTAGTGGAAAGGTTGATATGTATGTCTTTACCACATTTGATGCTGGCACAACTTGGTATGGCTTTCAGAGCGGTGCTGATATGTCATGATGTCCAATCGTTTGATGTCGGTTGCTGCTGCTGGAGGTCTTGATCTAGAGATTCTTGTAGTAGGCGCCGGAGGTGGCGGTGGTGGTCAAGATAGGCAGGCTCTAGGCGGAGGCGGTGCTGGCGGTGTTGTTCATGCCACAGTATATGAAGCATCAAGTGGTACAGAATATGATTTGACTGTAGGCGCAGGTGGCGGTAGCAATAGTGGTGGTTCAAATTCGGTGTTTAACATCAATGGCGAGGGTTCTACTACTACAGTATTAACTGCTAGTGGCGGCGGTAAGGGTGGTATCCGCCAAGTTTCTGCTGGTGCTGGTGGTTCCGGAGGTGGCGGCGGCGGTGGTGACCATAGCCGAGACGGTGGCGCAACAAATCAAAATACATATTCCGGAACAGATAATGTAACTGGTTATGGTTATGCTGGTGGTGCTGGTGATCGCGCAGGAGCGGCGGCGAATGAACGTGGCGGGGGTGGTGGCGGTGCTGCTGCTGTAGGTCAAACATCCGGCGGGGACGCCGGGGCTGGAAGATTGTTTTCAAATTTTACTTCTTTTGGTGCAGACAGTGGTTATTTTGCTGGTGGTGGTGGTGGGTCAAGCGAGAATGGAGGCGCGGGAGATGGAGGCATTGGTGGTGGAGCGGATGGTCGTGGTGGTGGATCAAATCAAAGCGGTATTTCCGCAACAGCCAATACTGGCGGCGGCGGTGGGGCCGCATTAGGACATGATGGATCAAGTCAATCGGGTGGCACTGGTGGCTCTGGGGTAATTCTCATACGATATTCTGGCGGTACTCAAGCAGCGGGTGGGACAATTACGGATGCGGGTGGTTACACATATCACGCATTTACCTCTACAGGTAGTGCCACATTTACAACGTAGGAACAACAAATGTATCAAAATGTAAGGTATTCTAAGTCATGAGTTACATAGGGATCAAACCACCTCTGGATATCCCTTCCGGAGTGGAACAACCAGATTACTTTACCTTAGACCACACCTATAATTACAATTATACGAGTATTACATCTAATGCTACGACCACCGTTCCAGCAGGAAGAAACGGGTTTTTGACCGGCCCTATTACTGTAGATAGTGGAGTTACATGGACTATAAGTGGTACACTTTTCATATTTTAGGAAATAACTATGAGCGAACTAAAAACTAACAAGGTAAGTCCAGCCACAGGAACTGCGTTCACTTTAGGCGATTCGGGTGATACATTCACTCTTCCCTCTGGTGCGATCATGACGATTACAGGCACTTTGGCGTTGGATGCTACAAAGATAGCAGATGGTAGCGTAACAAGTACAGAGTTTCAGTATATCAATACACTCGCTTCAAACGCTCAGACACAGATTACCGCAAGGTTGCCTCTGGCTGGTGGAACAATGTCTGGGACGATAGCCTGTGCGGATCAATTAATTGCAAGACCAGAGTTAAAAGATTATTCAGAAACTAAAGTTGCCTTATCTGCGGCTGCTACTGTAGATATTGATTTGACAACTGGAAATGTGTTTGCTTTAACGGCTGACCAGAATACTACGTTTACTTTTAGTGATCCATCCCCAACTGGAAAGTCTTGTGCTTTTACTTTGGTCTGGACTCAGGACGCATCCGACAGAACAATATCGTGGCCCGCTTCTGTTGATTGGGCTGGTGGTTCTGCCCCAGATGTAACGAGTGGTTCTGCAAAAATAGATGTCTATACCTTCTTTACCTTAGATGCAGGAACTATCTGGTACGGCTTCCAAGCTGGCGCAGACATGGGTTAATGGGAATATTATGCCTTTAGGAACAGAAAAAACTTCATTGTTAGGAGCCGCTGCCGGGGGAGAATTAGTTCTAGAAGTACTAGTGGTTGCTGGCGGCGGAGGTGGTGGAGGTAATGATACAAACTTTGAGGGTGCCGGTGGTGCAGGCGCAGGGGGAGTTGTATATCATTCTGCTTATCCTACTGAATCAGGAGTCGCATACGACCTTACTGTTGGTACTGCCGGTTCTGGCGGTGGCGACCACAGCACTACCAGAGAAGGGAATCCCGGGGTTGCCTCTAGCTTTAATAATAATGATGAGGGTTCCCAATCTAAAATGACTGCTGTTGGAGGTGGTTTGGGCGGCGCTGGCGGAGGTGGCAGTGGTGGTTCAGGTGGCGGTGGTGGTCGAAGTAATACGGGAGTTGGCACAGGAACTCAGGGAGATTCTGGTGGTGGTACGGGTTATGGCAACAACGGTGGGCCGGGTGCCGGAGGAACGGGCGAATGTGGTGGTGGCGGTGGTGGTGCGGGTGGTGTAGGCGGAACTGCACCAGATGGATTTACAGGTGGCGCAGGTGGCGCGGGTAGATTATTCTCAGGCTTTACTTCTTTCGGAGCATCTGGTTATTTCGGCGGCGGTGGTGGCGGCGGTGGTAATAATGCTGCTGGTGCAGCCGGTTCTGGTGGAGGTGGGGCTGGTGGGCATGACGCGGGTGGTGGTGCTGGCACCGCCAATACAGGCGGAGGCGGTGGTGGTGCTAATGACCAAAATAATGGTGGTAACGGAGGAATAGGTGTAGTCCTTATTCGATATTCTGGTGGTACTCAAGCGTCTGGTGGAACAATCTCAGCGTCAGGTGGATATACATATCACGCTTATACATCAACTGGAAGTGCAACATTTACAACAGATTAGGAGTTACAAATGTATCAAAGAAACGGCGTTCCTTATACGCGCACTAACTTAAAGCACGATAATCCCAACGTAAGTTTTCCCAGAAACGCTTTGGGGAATCCAGATATTCGTGCCGAATATGGAATTTCTGAAATCCCTAAATCAGAATTACCGCCAACTGATATTCAACCTGTTGAACCAACGACGCCTGATGGGTTTAGAGCCGTAAAGGGCGATCCTGAACTTATTGGCGACGAGTGGAGAGAGACTTGGAATTACGTGGAGATTGGTTGGTTTGAGCATAGGGTGGAAGCGTATGGTATTGCAAGCGATCAAATTGAATTTATTACAGAAAATGGTCTTGAGGCGTGGCAACAGAAAGTGGCTGATATAAAAGCAAGATATCCAAAGGGGTAAACTATGACAGTAGAAAGCGCATCATTCATAAGCGGGTTAACCCCGGCCTACCCGCCAGGTTCAGATTCAATCTCAGAAGGGGACGACCATCTTAGACTAATAAAATCTGTATTACAGGGAACCTTTCCCAATGCTAATGCGGCTATAAACGGAATTCATACAAAGGCTACAGCCCCTACATCAACCACAGCGGGTCAACTTTGGTTTGACACTACTAACAATGTATTAAAGATGCGGAATGAGGCTGATGCTGGATGGGTAACCTTAAACATATCTCCAGTAACAGACTTTAAGTTATTAGGATCAAATACCGTTGGGTGGAT